TTTACCTGCCTAGAAGACCTGTCCTGCGCGCCTGCTGAAGCAAGTAAGTGCAAGTGTCCCTAATTAGGCCTCTCTCCTTTTTATAAGATGAGGTGGAGGCAAGAGGCCTCCTGCCTCACCACAATTAATAAAAAAAAGCATCCCCTTGTCTATGCATGTTTACATGTCTGGGAGTAAAGCCAAGGTTAAGGGCTTCTAGCCAAGTAATTATTAGCAACCGCAGGCGGCGCACGGCAGCCTGCCAAAGAAGTTTTAATTGGAGGAAGTTGACTGTGTGTGTTCGCACGGTGACCTGCCAGGCAAAACAAAGGAGCGGGGACCAGGCAGGCGAAAAGAGCTTTACTGTAAGTAAACTGTACTTTTTAATTTTTTCTAGAATGGGAGGTCTTTTATCATCTTTGGTGGATATGATTGTGATGGCTTCTGAACTAAGTGCAGCATCTGGATTGACTATTGAAGCCCTCTTAACTGGAGAAGCCCTAGCTGCTTTAGAAGCGGAAGTTTTTTCTCTCATGACAGTAGAAGGCTTATCAGGAATAGAAGCTTTAGCTCAGTTGGGCTGGACTGCGGAACAATTTTCCAACATGGCATTCATTTCCACTACATTTTCTAATGCCATAGGATATGGAGTATTGTTTCAAACAGTCTCAGGAATTAGTTCACTTGTTTCCGCCGGGATAAGGTTGGGAACAAGTGTTTCATCTGTAAATAGACATCAAACAGAACAAGAATTGGAGACTTTATTTGGTAAAATTGCCCATTTTCTTCATGTGAATTTAGCTTTCCATCTGGATCCGTTTGATTGGTGTGGTTCCATAGGAACAACAATGCCTCCTGAATTTTCAAATTTAACTCTTGATCAACTCTCAAAATTAGCTTTAATAATTGAAAATGGGAGATGGGTAATTCAAAGATCTCCCACCCATGATCCTCTCTTTGAAAGTGGGGATATTATTGATATGTTTGGACCTCCTGGGGGAGCTAGACAAAGAGTAACACCTGACTGGATGCTCCCTTTAATTTTAAGGTTAAATGGCGCCTCCCAGGAAAAGAGCTCGTTGTGTGTCAACTCCAACCAAAGTTAAATGTGTGCCAAAGAAGTGCCCTGTGCCTACACCAGTGCCCAAACTTCTTGTGAAAGGAGGAGTAGAAGTTTTAAATATAATTACTGGTCCAGATTCTACTACAGAAATTGAACTTTATTTAGAACCCCGAATGGGTATTAATAGTCCTACAGGTGATAAAAAGGAATGGTATGGCTACAGTGAAGTTATTCATCATGCAGATGGATATGATAACAACTTGTTGAGTATTCAAATGCCTCAATATAGTTGTGCAAGAGTTCAATTACCTATGTTGAACACAGACATGACCTGTGACACATTAATGATGTGGGAAGCTGTGTCTTGTAAGACTGAAATAGTAGGAATTGGATCTTTAATAAGTGTTCATCTGCTAGAAGCAAAAATGGCTGCAAAAGAGGGAGGAGACGGCCCTTCCCAACCAATAGAGGGAATGAATTATCATATGTTTGCAGTTGGAGGTGAACCTCTAGACTTGCAAGGCATAGAAAGTAATGCCTTAACTAAATATGCTTCAGCTATACCTCCTAAAACAATCCATCCAAATGATATTGCTAAATTAGCTGAAGAAGAAAAACCACAGCTGCAAGGCCTAGTGCCTAAAGCTAAAGCCAGATTAGATAAAGATGGCTTTTATCCTATTGAAGAATGGAGCCCCGATCCATCTAGAAATGAAAATTCTAGATATTTTGGATCCTTTGTTGGGGGCCTCAATACTCCACCCAATTTGCAATTTACCAATGCTGTAACTACTGTTTTGTTGGATGAAAATGGTGTAGGTCCCCTGTGTAAAGGAGATGGGTTGTTTGTTTCAGCTGCTGATATCTGTGGTGTCATGGTAAAGGCAGATAATGAGGCAATTAGATATCGAGGCCTCCCAAGATATTTTAAAGTAACTTTAAGAAAGAGGGCAGTTAAAAATCCCTACCCTATAACGAGTCTCTTGGGAAGCCTTTTCACAGGCCTTATGCCTAAAATGGATGGACAACCTATGACAGGCCCAGATGCTCAAATTGAAGAAGTAAGAATTTATCAAGGAAAAGAAGGGTTACCAGCTGACCCAGACATGAAAAGATACATAGATCAATTTGGGCAAGAACAAACTCCCACACCCACACCAGCTGCCCCTGCTGCAGTAGCTGCTTTGTTGGAAAAGTGGAGGGAAAAATATTCTGAAGAGCATAAGTATGACACTATTCAGCACTGGGGTTTTAGTTATCCCGGGCATCTATTCACAGAGGAATCCCAGAAAATTCCTAAACCCCCAGAGGCTCCCAGCCCTAAACCCCAAGAGACACCCTCCCAAACTATTCCAGCTGTCACTGAGCATCATGTAATTGAAGAAGATTATACCACCACACCAACCCCCGCCCGCATCTTAACTAGTTTTGGAGGAACTACTAACTTGGAAAAATTACCAGGCAAAGACTCAGAAGAAGTATAAATGTTTATTGTATGTATTTGCATTCAATAAAAATCTTTATTCTTAAGCAATATCTCCTTCATCAATTATATCAGTTAAAGGACTTTCTCCTACTTCAATATTTTCTAACATTTTACAAAAATCAGAGTGGCTTACAGTTTTTTCAATAATAGCTTTCCAATTTGCAATTTCTTCTTGTAAAGAAATTGAAAATTTACTGACAGGAGTATACCAAATTAATAATAGAAAAAGAGTTAAACCCTTTTGTAGTATTCTTTTTGCAGTTAAACCTGGGGTTTTTTCAATAGCTGCTTGGAGGTTGGGCCTACTAATAAATTCTAACTTTAAAGTGAATCTTACATATAAAGTCTGAGGTAATATATACTCATTCATTGTCATAACACAAGGAGGAAAAATTTGACTTCTTTTATTCATATGTTTTCTTTCTAAATTAACATGCACTGCGCCATCTAAGTAATCTCTCATATTATCTAAATTAGAAATCCCCTGGCCTGGTTGCAATTTTTTATTTAACATAGTTTGACCTTTGACATCCTCAAACACCACAAAGAATCTGTCAATGGCACAGCCAAGTTCAAAGTTTATTTTATCTGCTGGACAGTTAACATTCAAAGATCTCCCTCCTAAAAGATCCACTAAAGCTGCAGCTAAAGTAGTTTTACCACTGTTTACGGGGCCTCTAAATAATATATTTCTTTGTTTAGGAATATTTTGGGTTAATAATTTTAACATTTGAAAGAGTAACTCATCAAAATTTTCAAACAAATTAGCATACCAAGCTACTCCAGCCATATGATCATATATATCTAATGTATCTAAGGCCTTCAAGGCCTTTAGTTGTTTCTGAAAGCACATAGCTAACAATTCCTCTCTTGAACTTTCCTGTAATAATAGCCTTCTTTTTGCTAGGACTACATCACTGGCTTGATTACAGATTGACCTTTGACTTTTACACATTTCAAACAATACAGCATTCTCATGGTGGGCTTTATGAAAGTCATGCGCTTTAGTTTTTTGATTTTCACATTTCACACAAGGAAAAGGCTGAGCAAAGTCTAAGTAATGAGCTAAAATTAACAAAGCATCATCTAAATCTGCTGCTACTGCAAATTCAGCAACTTTATTCCAATTACAGTTTTCTTCTTTTCTATCTTCAAAGTCATAACTAAATAATCCATCCTTATTAGCTTTAATTTGAGCGAATGGAGGTTTGCATAAGCATTGATAACATTCCAACGGCTTAAGTACTGCTTTTATTATCAGAAAACTAATAGTACAAAATTGCTGACAGTAATTTTTAACTGCAGAAAGCCTATGTTTACCACTAGTCATAACCAAAACAAGGCCTCCTCCTATTGCCATACCTTCTATTAATTTATGCAAGCTTTTAAATTCTATTTTGAACTTGTCAATTTTCTCAAAGAGCAAGGAGGCCTTTTCAAAATTACTATATAAAATAAAGGCATTTACTGTTTTATTGCTAAATATAGCGTGACTGACAAAATCAAACAAACAAGAAGGAAGGTCAGAAGGACTATCAGGGTTTTGCCTTTTTTGTTTTGGTGGTGTACTTGCAAAACTTGCTTGCGAGTCAGTATAAGATCCATCCAAATCTTCAGGACTTCTTCGTCTCTTTGGAGGAGACTCTCTCTCAGTCTCTGTATTTCTTCCTGAAGTAGAACTTCCAGATGTGGAAGACGTCTCGGGGAATTGAGGCTCACTGAACGACGGGGGTACTTCTTGGGAGGTAGTGGAGGTGGAAGGGGTGGAAGAGAAGGGGAAGGAATTGTATCCAGAGCTTTGGGTGTCTTCTTCATCAGAAGAGGAGATTGGGGACTCATCGCAGTGTAAATCTCCTCTGTTGTCAGCTCTTTCATTGGTAAATACTGAGGAGCACCAACTGGCATATCGTCTCCTGAAAGTTGAGCTGCCATAGGAGTCAGAAAATATCTGAAAAATAAAAATCATAAGTAATTCATTTCAAAACCAAGGGAAAACTAGAAAACTTATACTTACTAGGAGGCAACTGCAGCAACCCAGTAGGCATCTCAGCAATCACATATTTCCACATATCAAAGCTCTCCCACTTGAAGTCCATGCCAAACCATATCAGAAAGCAAGAAAAGCAGAAGCATTCTCCCCAAGTAAGACACCTTTTGTTACACAATAATTTGATTTGTCTATGCTGATTAAAAAGAGTACTAGTTATACAGTTACAAACTGCACTTCCCTTTTGCAAGCATTGAGGGCTTCTAAGAAATATCTCATGAAAATGTTTTACAGTTCCACAATTTCTTAAAAGTTTTACATCATAGCAATCAGAAAAAGAAACTTGACATACCTCTGAGCCTCTTATATCAACAAGACCCTCTTGAAATTTTTGCCACAGTGAATTTAAAAGCATCATTTTTTCACTGCTGCCTCCTTTGTCAGGATGATAGATTTTAGAAGCCCTTTTATAAGCTGTTTTCATTATAGGAAAATTTCCAAAAGCATAGCTTGGAATTCCTAAAAGTTCTATAAGCATTTCTCTATCACTTTTTTCTAGCACCTTGTCCAT